AAGCCAAGGCTCAGAAAGAAGGTGTTGAGCAGACTAAAGATGAGCGGTATCAGATATGCGAGGTGCATATCGAGTATGACTTGCCGGGGTATGAGGAAGAACTGCCACTGCCCTACGTCATAACCATTGACAAAAACACCAATAAAGTCTTAGCTATAAGACGTAACTACAGAGAAGACGACCCGCAGAAACGCGCACGGCAGCACTTTGTACACTATATGTACATCCCAGGCTTCGGAGCTTATGGCTTTGGGTTGATCCATATTATTGGTGGCTACGCCACAGCAGGCACTATGCTGATTCGTCAGTTGGTGGATGCAGGCTCACTATCTAACCTTCCCGGTGGGTTGAAGTCCAGAGGTCTTAGGATCAAGGGTGATGACACTCCGATTGCTCCGGGTGAATGGCGTGATGTGGATGTGCCGGGTGGTGCAATCCGAGACAACATACTGCCGCTGCCTTATAAAGAACCCAGTCAAGTTCTTCTTGCTTTACTCAATCAGATCACTGAAGAAGCGAGAAGGCTTAGTGGTATGGCTGACATGAAAGTCAGCGATATGTCGAGTCAGGCTCCGGTGGGCACAACGCTTGCTCTCTTAGAGAGGCAACTCAAGACGATGGGTGCAGTGCAGGCTCGCATCCATGCAGCGATGAAAGAAGAGTTCAAGTTGCTCAAAGAGATCATCAGGGAGTACACCTCACCTGACTATAGCTACGTGCCGCAAGATGGCACACCTCAAGTTAAAGCTGAAGACTATGACATCGTGGAAGTTATTCCTGTGTCTGATCCTAACGCCTCGACGATGGCTCAGCGGGTGGTGCAGTACCAAGCTGCCTTGCAGCTAGCCCAAGGAGCGCCACAGTTATATGACATGCCCCGCCTTCACAGGCAGATGCTCGATGTGCTTGGTATCCCCAACGCTGACAAACTCATACCACTACCTGACGATCAAACACCTAGAGATCCAATCAGTGAAAATATGAACGCACTGAAAGGCACACCACTTAAAGCGTTTATTTATCAGGATCATAATGCGCATATGCAGGCGCATATGAATTTTATGCAAGATCCTATGGTAGCTTCGCAAATAGGACAGAACCCAATGGCACAAGCCATTCAGGGAGCAATGATGGCGCATATTGCTGAGCATTTAGGGTTTGAATACCGCAGACAAATTGAAGAGCGAGTGGGAGTTCCGTTACCAGCACCTGATAAACCGTTACCTGAAGACATTGAACTTGAGATGTCACGATTTATTGCTCAAGCGTCTCAACAATTATTACAAGTCCATCAATCACAAGCTGCACAACAACAAGCCCAGCAGCAAGCACAAGATCCATTAATTCAAATGCAGCAACAAGAATTGCAGATTAAACAAGCAGAAGTTCAACGTAAATCTCAAAAAGACGCCACCGATGCACAGATTCAACAGGAGCGTTTAAACATTGAACGAGAACGCATACAAACACAGTTGGTAAAAGATGGACTCGATATTGCAGAAAAAACAAGAGCAACCGGACGACGTTGATCCGGAAGCTGTAAAAAAACAAGGGTATGTATTGGTCGATAGAGCTATTCGGGATGCACGGTACGCTGTGTGTAAAAGTTGCCCTGAATTACGACCAATATTAAAAACGTGCAGGCAGTGTAATTGCATCATGCCTGTTAAAACGTGGCTAAAAGACGCGTGGTGTCCTGATTATTGGTGGTGAATATGACCCATGAAAGACAAATGCTAGACCACTTATTTAATAAGCTCAAAGAACGAGAGCGTGAAGTAAGTGAGGCTATGGCTGAAGGAAACTGTAAAGACTTTGCTGAATATAAGAATTTGTGTGGCGTAATCCAAGGTCTGCGCCGTGCAAGGATGGAAGTACAAGACCTTGTGCAACGATATGAGGAATTTGAAAATGACTGAAGCAGCAGATGCAGTAATCGAAGATATTCAGCAAAAAGCCAAGCAATTGCCGATTGTTAAGGGTTATAAGATCCTTTGCACCTTACCTAACATCGAGAATAAATTTGATAGCGGGATTATTAAAGCAGACGCCACCGTCAAGTATGAGGAGCTGTTAAGCAACGTGCTCTTTGTTGTAGCACTTGGTGATATGGCCTATGCCGACCAGAATCGCTTTCCCACGGGACCGTGGTGCAAACCGGGGGACTTCATTATTACCCGTGCTAACACCGGCACTCGCATCAAGATTCACGACCGCGAGTTTCGGCTTATTAATGATGATTCCGTCGAAGCGGTGGTCGAAGACCCCCGTGGCATTCAACGTGCGTGAGGTGATATATGGCTGGATTTGAAAAAGTGGAATATAAATTTCCTGACGAGAAAGAACCAGAAGCCAAACAAGAAACTAAAAGTGACGACGTTGAGTTTGATATTGAAGTCGTTGATGACACCCCCGATCCCGATAAAGGGCGCAAACCCCTTGAAGAGCCTGTCAATGAAGTAACTGATGACGAGCTATCTAAATACGACGAGGGTGTGCAAAAGCGTATTAAGAAACTGTCGCATGGTTACCACGATGAGCGTCGAGCTAAAGAAGCAGCTTTGCGTGAGCGTGAGGAAGCTTTAAGGTTTGCTCAGCAGATTATTGAGGAGAATAAACGCCTTAAAGGATCTGTACATCAAAATACAAATGCTCTTGTTGAACAAGCAAAAAAAGCAGCAACTTTAGAGCTTGAACAAGTAAAGAAAAAGTATAAAGAAGCGTACGAATCGTTTGATGCAGACCAGATATTAGCTGCGCAGGAAGAACTTGTAGCAGCTAAATTAAAAGCGGAGCGGCTTGCTAATTATCGGCCTGCCCCTTTACAACAGGAAGAAACTCCTGTACAAAACAATACTGAGTTCGTTCAAGCGCCCTCAGACCCCAAAGCACTTGCATGGCAGAAAGAAAATCAGTGGTTTGGACAAGACGAGGAGATGACCAGCTTTGCGCTTGGACTGCACCAAAAACTGGTTAGAGAAGGTATTGATCCACGGACTGATGCCTATTACGAGCGCGTAAATAAACGTTTACGGCAAGTATTCCCCGAAAACTTTTCTGATGGTGTAGAAAAGCAGGAGGAGAAACCAAAACGGACGAGTAGTAATGTCGTAGCCCCAGCAAGCAGAAACGTTGCCCCAAAGAAAATCACGTTGACGCAAACTCAGGTTGCACTAGCTAAGAAGTTACGTATCCCTCTTGAAGCATATGCCCGAAAAGTGGCGGAAGGTATGACACAAAATGGCTGACAATAAACTAGCTGATAACCGCGCAAGCCGCGATTTAAATACCCGCGCTAAAGATGAGCGTCCTCGTAGCTGGGCACCGCCCACGTTACTGCCTGACCCCACCCCTGAGCCCGGATATACTTTTCGTTGGATTCGTGTCAGCACACTGGGTCAAGCTGACCCACGCAACGTGTCATCCAAAATCCGCGAAGGTTGGGAACCTGTTCGCGCAGCAGACCATCCCGAAATCTCGATGTATTTAGATAACGACAACGCTCGTTTCAAAGATAACGTCGTGGTGGGCGGGTTGTTACTGTGCAAAACACCAACAGAAATGGTGGATCAGAGGAATGCTTTTTATCAAGCACAAGCCGATGCTCAAGTCCGTTCTGTTGATAATCACTTCATGCGCGAGAGCGACCCTCGTATGCCTCTGTTTTCAGAGCGCAAAACGTCGGTGACGTTCGGACGCGGTAATCAACAATCGTAGGAGTTAATCCAAAATGGCTTACCCGACTATCTCAGCCCCTTACGGGCTACGTCCGATCAATTTGATCGGCGGTCAGGTGTTTGCCGGACAAACTCGCCTGCGTCGTATTGCTTCAAGCTACACGACGAATATTTTCTTCGGCGACCCCGTCAAACTCGTGGCTGATGGCACGATTGAACGTGCAACTAATGAATCCGATGCACCTAACGAAGGTTTTGCTGGTGTATTCATGGGTTGTACTTACGTCAGTGCTGCAACAAAACAACCCACTTGGTCGCAGTATTGGCCCGGAGTGTCGGTTGTTTCCGGTACTATCATCCAAGCGTATGTTGCTGATGACCCTGATCAACTTTTTCAAGTTGTCGGTTGCTCGTCTGGCACCACCGTTGATACAACCACTTCTGCTTTCCAGTACACCGCTATTGGTAGCAATGTGGCACTAATCAACAATGCTGGGGATGCCAATACTGGTGATTCCCGTCAAGCCGTAAACACTGGCTCGGAAACCACAACCAAGACTTTGCCGTTGCGAATTATTGATGTTGTGCCCGATACAGCGTTTGTTATTAGTAGCACGACCTACTTCCCCGAAGTCATCGTTAAGTGGAATATGCCTAACGTCGACGGCGATGGAGTACCGCAAGGTGGTCATGCTTACT